CGGAGCGGGAAGTTGTTGGCAGGCGAAGTGTTGCAAAACAAGCGGGAAGTGTAAATTGGAGTGGCAACGATAGAACCAATGGACAAGGGAGCGGATTCAAGCCATTTGCAAATATAGAACTTCCCGCGACGCCTCTTGCCCGCGCGTGGGCAGGACACAGGTACGGACTCCAGTGTCTCAAACCAGCGGTTGAACCGATCATCGTTTTCCAGAAGCCGTATCGCGGCAAGCCCATCGAGTGCATCACGCGCACGGGCGCGGGCGCGCTGAATATTGACGGGGGGCGGATTGCTTGCAGTGATAAAGCGATATTCCCTGCAGGCATTGTTAGTGACACCGAAAACAACTATGGGGATGGCAAAGGACTATATGACAATCGCCCGCGTACTGGGGACAACAATCCACACGGACGCTGGGCGGCGAACTTCATCGTGGCTCATTCGCCCGCGTGCAAACGCGTTGGGACAAAGCGCGTGAAGGGAGATAAACGCGGCGCGGGCAATGGAAAAGTGCAAAGAAAAGCACCGGGGCAAAATGGAATCTACAATGACGGGTGGAACTTTGGAGAACAGAATACAACACCCATGTACGGCGACGCTGACGGTATGGAAACCGTCGAGGCGTGGCAGTGCGCCGATGACTGCGCGGTGCGGCGGCTGGATGAGCAGAGCGGGATAAGCAGAAGCATTCGGAGTATGCGTGGAAATCTAGTGGATCATCGCGGGAACAATTTTAATAGAGCAAATGGCGCAAGAATCGAAAACAGCGATTATGCACGCGGCTATTTCGACACAGGCGGCGCGTCGCGCTTCTTCTTCAACGTCGCGCAACAGATAGACGAAGCCGACCCTGTGCGATATGTGGCGAAGGCAAGCAGGCGCGAACGGGACGCGGGATGCGAGGAGTTTGAAGAAAAAGAACGCGAATGGGCAGATGATAGAACTGGCGGAAAAGGAACTGGGTACAAAGAACGACTTGGAGGTAGCGGCAAACCGATAAACGGAAACGGGCAACTTGGAAAAAGTCGCAATCCACACCCTACCGTCAAACCCATCGCCCTGACGCGCTACCTCGCTACGTTGCTACTACCGCCTCCCGAGTACGCGCCGCGCCGAATCCTGATACCGTTCGCGGGCGTGATGAGCGAGGTGATAGGCGCGATGCAGGCAGGATGGGAGGACATCACCGCGATTGAATTCGAGCCAGAGTACGTCGAGATTGGACGTGCGAGGATTCGGTACTGGGAAGCGAAGAAAGAGGACAAGCAGAATCGCTTATTTTAATTTGACAACCTGTGGTATAATAGAGTAGGTGCTAGCATCGTCTATTAGTCCCTACTCACTGACGCTGGCTACCAGCGTCTTTTTTTTCGCGGGTTCAATTTGATGTTTTCTACTGACGCCATTCTGTCACTTCTCATTCAAATCCCGTTGGTCGGAATCTTCGTGTGGTTCTCCCTGCGGCTCATCAAGATTTTCCTTGACGAACTGCAAAGCCGCGCAAACCGCGAAACCGACGAGCGGAGCAAGCGTGACCAGGATTGGCGCGAATTCTTGCGCGAGCAATCCGTCACGAACAGCGTCATCACTGGACGCCTTGCCGAAGAAATCAAAGCCCTTGCCGCGCAGGTTGCCGCAACTAACGTGCTGATTTCACAGCACGACCAAGCCATGCGCGAAACCGCGCAACGAATCGAGCGTAGATGAAGTACGATGATAGAGATACGCTCATCGTCATCGCTTGGGTCATCGCGGCGTCAGGATTCATCTTGCTTTTGCTCTGGGTCAGCGGAAATGTCACTCGTTAGATTCATCTTGCGATTCTCTTGGGAGTGTTTCAAGTCATTCATCGCCGCGCGCTATGCTGGATGGTGTGAGCGCGGCGAACGAAAGGGAAAAAATGTTTGATCCTCTGGTCTCTGCGTTCACTTACATCCTCGTCGAAGCATTCAAAGACCTGAACAAGTTCCTCAATGAGCAATTTGGCTTAACCATCGTCTTCGATGGTTGGGTTTCGCTCGCGACTGCGCTCGCTACAGTCGTCATCGCAACCCTCAACGCGCTCGGCGGCAAACTGCCCACCGATGTTCAGGCGTGGATTCCCGTCGTCGTCAAGATCGTTCTTGAGGTCTTGGGCGCAATCGGCATCAAGGCGACGGTCAAGCGGCTCGCGCGGTGACAGATGTGCTACCCACTTATGCGCTTCGTCGTTTGGCGCGGCAAGTCTGACACCGAGACGCGCGCAAACCTAGACCGCGAGTGGGCGCGCCTGCCCGATAATCCCGTTCGTGTCCATCTCACGACGCAGATCGGTTCTAAGTGGCTGAACTATGCTGACGCTTGCAAGTTGCAGGACATCGTAGACCGCGCTAGCGGCGAAGCGTTGCTCGCGTTCGTGTGATGCGACTCTATTCTGATTGAATAAAATGAGAAAAGAGCGCGCGAAAGAAACGCGCCCACGTCTGCCTGGCGGCGGGCGCAAGCCGAAAGCGATCACTATCGCGAAACGCCTCTTGATTCTAAACAAAATCGAGGAGGCGGAAAAATCGTTCGCGTTCCTTGTCGCGCTCCGCGATAATCCCGATGAATCGTCCTCTCTACGCCAAGCAACTGCGATCTGGATTTACGAGGCGATCAACGGCAAAGCCAAGCAACCACAAGAGCAACAGGGCGAGATTCTGATTCGCGTGCAGTATGAAAACGCTAACAGTCAAACTACCGCAACTCCATACTACACAAGCACAAATAAAATGTGAGGCACGGCGATTCAACGTCTTGTGCTGCGGGCGCAGGTTCGGCAAAGACATTCTTGGTCATGACCTATTGATTGCAACCGCACTCAGCGGCAAGCCAACCGCGTGGTTCGCGCCGACGTACCGGATGATGCTTGACACGTATCGTGAGTTAGAGAAACTTTTGCAACCTGTCATCACGCGCGCGAACGCGTCAGACTTTCGGCTGGAACTCATCACGCGTGGCGTGGTAGATATGTGGTCGCTCGATTCCGCCAACACTGCGCGCGGCAAAGCGTACGCGCGGATCATCGTGAACGAGGCGGCGATAGTTGCGAATCTCCAAAGCGCGTGGAATGAGGTCATCCGCCCAACGCTGGCAGACTTCGGCGGTGATGCGTTCTTTCTCTCGACGCCAAGAGGGATAAACTTTTTCAAGACGCTCTATCTGCTCGGTAAGGATGGCGGGGAGTATGCCGCGTGGCATTTTCCAACCGGCGCAAACCCGTTCATTGCCGCGAGCGAAATCGAGGCGATGCACACGACGATGACGGAGCGCGCGTATCGGCAAGAGGTGCTGGCGGAGTTTCTCGAAGGCGAGGGAGCGGTCTTTCGCAAGGTGCGTGAGGCGTGCGTCATTGAAAGACCTGATACACCTGGACAACATCAAAACCACTCGTTTGCTCTAGGCGTGGACTGGGGCAAGCAAAATGATTTTACACGATTGCGGGTCATTTGTCGTCAATGCAAGCGCGTGGTGGACTGGGACGGTTTCAATCAAATTGACTTTCACTTTCAGCGGGATCGCCTGAAAGTTTTGGCAGACAGGTGGCGCGTGGATACGATCCTCGCAGAATCGAACTCCATCGGCGAGCCGAACATCGAAGAACTACGCCGCGACGGGTTGAACGTCACGGGATTCGAGACGACCGCCACGAGCAAACCACCGCTCATCGAATCGCTTGCGCTTGCGCTGGAGCGTGGCGAAATCAAACTACCGCAAGAGGACGCTGACGAGTTGGAAGCGTACGAAATGAAGACGAACGCGAACACGGGACGCCCGACCTATTCCGCGCCCGAAGGCGCGCACGATGACCGCGTGATTGCAGATGCGCTCGCGCTGAAGGCGATCACATCTGGACTGCAAATCTTGTTTGAGGCATAATGCGTAACGTCAAAACGATAGTTTCGTTGCCCGCGTGGGCGGAAGCGTATAACGAAGGGCAGGTTAGCAGCAACAAGGTCGCGGATGTTCAAACCGCTTACGCCAAAGTGCCGTTGATTTTTCGTGCGGCACGCATTCGCGCGAACGCGCTCCAGAAAATTCCAACTCATTTTCGGCGCATCGGCGCGGAGGAGGATGCGGAGTATCCATTTGAGACGAAACTGCTTGACGTTATTTGGCGGTCTGAACTCGCGCTATGCCTGGCAGGCGGCGCAACCTGGTTGCAGCAACGGACGCAATACGAGCAGATGGGTTTTGATGTCGCGCAAGGGCTTGTATGGCTGAATCCCTTCACGGTCAATCTGACGTGGAACAATGGAACTGACCGCCGCGAGTTTTACCAACAGATTGGAAATAAACGTTACCCTACGCAAGGCGTGTGGACTGACGATGATATAGTTTTCATTCGCGAATTTCATCCGACGGACGACGTGGGCTGGGGTATTTCGCCCGCGTCAGTCGCACTGGGTTCGTCACAACTATCGTTCTATCTCAGTCGCGTTGCGTCGCTATTCTTCGAGCAGGGCGCGATGCCGCTCACGATTGCAACCATCGCGGGACTGTCGAGCAATCCAGAGGACGAAAATAACAAGCGCGTGCAGGGGTTTTTCAGACGCGCAATGACAAGTATCAGCAGTGCGTTTCGCGTGCTGGCGGTTGGCAATGATGTGAAAATGCAAACGACGCAAGCCCCGCTGAAAGATATGGTCATTCCTGAGTTGAAACAGCAGGCGCGCAAAGATGTCGCGCTCGCGTTTGAGATTCCTGTGACTCTGCTCGATGATGATGCAAACTATGCAACCGCGCTAGAACACAAGCGCGGATTCTATGATGAGACGATCATCCCGCGCGCAACGATGCTGGCGGAGGAACTCAATCGCCAATGGTTGAGCGGCTTGGGTTTCGAGATTGTTTTCGCGCCAGAAGAAATGGACTTGTACCAAGAGGACGAAGCGGCGCGGGCGGCTTCACTCGGTCAACTCGTTTCTGCGATCAATATCGACCCCACGACGGCGCGCTTTGCGATGCGTGTGCTGGGGTACGATTTGTCAGAGGAGCAACAGGCGGAACTCGACGCGATGATCGCGGAGAAAGAGACGCGCCGCGATGCAATGGTGCAAGTCGCGCAAACTCCGCCAAGCGAGTCAGCGGTCACGCGCGAACCCCCTGACGTGAGTGCGGAGCAAAAGTCAATCGAACGACGCCAATTCAAAAAGTTTGTCGAATCAGGACGCGATGCGAGCGCGTTCAAGTTCTTTCGGCTGGACGAGCAGGAGCAAGCCGCGCTGAAAGCGGAATTGTTATCAGAGCCAGCGATCAAGGCGGATGAAGAAGGCGGGCGTTGGGTTACGATCAATGGCGCGCACGTTTGGATAGACGATTTGTCAGGTGAGCAATTTAGAATCTCATCTAGGCGACCACCGATGTCAATGCCAGATTTTGTGCGTGCGGCAGACACCGTTGCTAAAGAGGATCGAGTTGTTCGGCGCAATGAAGCGCGAGCGATGAGATTAGCAACCATCGTAGAGGTTGTGACACAGGGGCGATTGAATCAAAAGCAAGAGAATGTCATTATGCGCCTAAAGCCCAAACAGTTGCGCGCGCTAGCAGATGTAGCAGAGCGTCAGAAAGTTGGCAACACGTTCAACGCAACGCGCGATTGGCTGAAGGAATGGGCAGAGAAACACTCTACCTATGGCAAGGAATGGGCGGTTTCGCAGTTTAATAAGTCCGTAGAGGACGAGGGAGCGCGCGGCGCGCAAGCCGCTGA